CAGTGTGCCGGGGCATTCATCGCGGGACGGGTCATCCATCGGGTTGTTGTTTTTATCGAAATAGCGCGTTCCGGCGTAATCACAGCCATCGCCGGTGCGGTATTTGTTGCGGATGCACCAGGTGCACAGGGAATGAAGCTGCCGCGTCGGGATCATGAGTCCCTGCAAATCCATAGGGCTGGATAACGCGAACTCCACAACCTGATTCGTTTCTGAAGTTTTCGCGTCGATATACCAGACCTGTAACTTTTCCTGCGTGGCGTCTGCCGTCGGGTTACCGCCCGGAAAATTCCGCGCATCAAGGTACTGCACCAGCGTGTCGTGGATCATCACTTTAGCCTGCAGCAGGTCGTCATACGCCAGGCACAGCGCGGTGATCGATCCGTCCAGGTTGGCAACCGATAATTTTGGCTGTGCGCTGCTGCCGCTGGTAGACGCTTCGATACCTTCAATCTGGCACGGCCAGGCTTTATATTCCTGCCCCTGCCACCAGATGCTTTTTGCAGGTAGTTTTGATTCATCGCCGCCAGCGGCAAGTATTTCGACTTCGGTATGGGGAATGTTGTGGCTGTGGAAACGCAGCACTTCGCCGGTACCGAACGCCGTACCGTCGACAGAAAAAAGCCGGACTGCATTGCCCGGCTCAAGTTTCTGGTAATCACTGTTTAAGCTCATGGTTTATAAGCCTGCTCAAAGGTTGCGGAAAGATTAAACAGCCCGGCACCAAGCGGAGTGGGTGTATAGGTATCGCAGCGGTAAAGCCCCAGTGGCTCAAGCGGCGGACGCCACTGAAACGACTTCACGCCCTGGTGCCGATCGAGAAAGGCTTTGATCGCGGCGATGTACGCTTCGGTTCCGGTAAACTGAAGATTCCACTTTTGCGATCGGGGATTAATCCCGTCGCCGGATACCTGTTCATATCCGTCACCAAACTTCGCAGTGCGGCGGCGGAACGTTACCTCCTGCTCAGCGTTGATGCGCGGGCACCAGCTGAACGTTTCTATAGCCATCAGCGGCCTCCTTTGGCCATATTCCAGACTGCACCGCCCGGCGAAATGTCCCGGCTAATCAGCTCGCGGTATCGCCGATCGACATAATTACCCACCTCGCGTCCGAACTGTTCATAGCCGCCAGTCGCCTGGGTTTGGGTATTGCCGTTGCCATCAATATGGATAGTAACCTGTGGCGCCCCGCCACCCGCCGGCGCGACGCCACCATTTCCCACAGCACGCACACCTAGCGAACCATCGGCGGCACGGGTCAGCGGCATAATTGCCTCCGGCCCGGCCTCGCCCATCAGTCCGGCACCTTTGGCGAACGCAAACAGCGTCGGAGAACTGACAACGGAATTACTGTACTGGCTGAGATCGGCGGAAGAGTAAACTCCGCCTCTGGCGTTGAACTGAAGGGTTGAGCCGTAGGACTGAAGCGCGGTACCGGAGCTGGCAGAGGACGCTGCGCCGCCAAACAATGAACCGACAGAGCTGGCCGCGTTTGCGATCATCATGTTCACCATCACCTGTTAGATGATTTTCAGAACACTGATACCCCAGTCTTTCCAGCTCGCTTTGTTGCCGTTGAGCATGTCGACGATGTTACTGCTGATACCAGAGAGCGCGCTCTGCATGGCGTCAGCCGCCAGCGTTGCATAGTTCGTGGAGTCATCCACCCAGTCGGCGAGCCCGTCCCGCGCGCCGGTTACCCAGTCAGCCTGTAGCGCATCAATTTGTTTGTAGTAATCCTCCTGGACTTCCAGCCTTTCAGCCTGAGCATCTTTTAAAGCCTGCGTTTCGCGATCATAAACCGTCTGGCTGATATCACCGGCCTGATACTGCTTTTGCAGCTCCCGCTGCTGGTCAAGGTAGTCGCGCTCAATACCCAGCCGTTCCCTGAGCCGCTCACGTTGCCTGTTGCCGAGTCCGGCCCCCTGAATATCGACGCTCAGATCCGCGCGGGCATTATCGTTCTGCGCCTGCAGGCCAGCGACGAATGCCGCCACCTTCGCATTTTCTTCATTGGCTTTTTTCAGCTGGTTGAGCCGGTCCACTTCCTGCGCCAGCTGCTGAAGCCGGACTTTTTGGGCGTCGTTAATCCCGGTGAGCTTTCCCTCCGCCAGATCGAACTGCAGTTTCTGCTGCTCGGTCACCTCCGCCGTTTTTTTGCCGGTTGTGTCGATAAGGGCAATCTGGCGCAGGTAGCCCAGCTCCATGGATTTGAACGCGCTTTCCAGCTTTTTGGCGCTGGCATCAGGCGTCACCTTGCCGTTGGACTCGCCCGGTGCAAGTGAGTAGTCGCCCGTTCCGGTAACGGGCAATGTTGCTGAAGAAATGACAGGTGCCGCCCCGGCAATGGACTTCAGGCGCGTACGCTGCGCCAGCAATTCATTCAGCTCTTTCTGCTTCCCTTCCGTATCCATACCGATACGGTTTACGCCCGCCAGGAAGCCTTTGTCGTTAAGGTCAGCCTCAAGATTTCTGATCCGCCGCTCAACCTCAAACAGCGAGGCATTAGCGGAGAGCTTTTGCCCGCCCTGGTAATTATCAATAAGGCTGCCCAGCGCTGACGCCGCTTTACCCAGCCATCCAACAAGAGAGGCAATACCACCGACCATTTCCGCCAGGCCCTGAAGCACTTTGGGATCGGTGAAGACTGCCCGCAGATCTCCCAGCCCGGCCTGTAGTGGCGAAAGGTCCACGCGTGCCAGTCCTGTGGCAATTTCCAGTTTCAGTCCCTGCGCCTGTGTCTCCATGTCCTCAAAAAGGGAGTTAACCTTGACCAGGTCATCGATGGATTTCGGATCCGGCGCGACGCCGTATTCCCGTGACAGCCTGAGAAACTGCTGAAGCTTCTGGCTGTTGTTATCAAAAAGCGGCAGGAGTTTTGACAGGTCATTGCCCAGGCTTTCAAGGATGGTGATCTTCTCAGCGTTGGTACCCACTTTTTCCAGCGCACCGGCGATCGCCAGTAACTGTTTATCAGGCGTTTCCGTGGAAAGCTTCTTCGCAGAAAGACCCAGCGCATTCAGCGCGTCAACAGCTTCACCCGACTGGTTAAGTACCGCATCACCAATTTTGTCGCCAATATCCTTGAAAATATCCGCCATCTGCTCGCCTGACACGCCCGCTTTCTGCGAGGCGAACTGCCAGGCCAGCAGGTCCTGGGTGGACATGCGCAGGGATTTTGCGAGCCGGTCAGTTTCAGCGATCTGCTTTGAGGTGGTTTTTAACAGGTTGATACCCGCCACGCCTGCAGATACCGCAGCCGCTGCGGCGATGGTCGCCATTGACCCCAGCGCGGCACCGGCAAGCCGGACATCCTGCTGTACCCGGCGGCGCCAGCTTTCGGACTGACGCTCCGCGCGGTTAAGTCCTGCGGCAAAGCCACCGATATTGGCAATCAGGTCAATGGTCAGGGTTCCAAGCGATCTGGCTGCCATAATTTATCTCCGGGCATAAAAAAACCCGCTATAAGCGGGCAGGTATTATTAAACACAAAATATATTATTCAACGCTGGTTGTACGAGGAGTTCTATTTTGATTTGTCGAGCTATCAAAATTCATTTTGCTTACAAAAGTTATAAGCGCAATTATTGCGACAAAAATAATAAGAATCATCATACAGCCTGAAGGCCCTTTGACTCTTAACTTAAATGGAGCACCACATTTAGGGCATATATCAGCTTTATTTGATACCTTCTCTCCACATTCTTTACATTTAATCAATGCCATAGATTGCTTCCTCAGAAATATTCCCTGAAAGAATACCAAATAATGACATGGCTATAAATTGACAATCCAATATTAGTACCAGGTCCGCATGGCCTCATCAAGCGTGACGGGGCCAGTGGTGGTCGGTGTTTTCGTAAAGTGCAGGGTGAAATCCGTGACGCTGAAAGGCGGCGTATCTTTGCCCCGGTTCACGTTGGCAATGGTGCTGGAGACCAGCCCGGCGGCCCATTCCGTGCGCAGCATCGGGTTAAGGCTTCCGTAACGCTCACGATATTTCACCCAGATCTGGAATTCCCGGAAACTCAGGACTTCCTGAGCCTGCGCGATGGTTTGCCCGCCGATACCGTTGAGGACGAGCTCGCACCAGAATTCATCGTCGGCGCTGAGTTCATCTTTCCCAGATCGTTAACCTCCTGGATAGCCACCAGCAGGGCAATGGTCAGCGCGCCATCCAGCGCACCGCGCTCCGGGTCCGCCTCACCGGTAATATCCGCTGGCGTGAATACCGGCTTGCCGTTCTCATCGCAGACGGATGCGGCGACCCCCCCCGCCACACCATCCACGCGCCCGTTTGCCGCCATCACGTCCGTCATGGCCGAGTGGTAGCCCAGCGGGCGGATATAGACAGTGGCGCTGAATTCTTCTTCACCCTGCCGCCAGGTAATTTCTTTTTCCACCGGGCGGCCGGTGAATGCCCCGGCCTCTTTCAGTGAATCGAGTGTCAGTTTCATTAATCGCTCGCTTTAGGTACCCAGACCGACGCGCCGGAACGCTGGATGGTGGCGGAAGTGGTCACCACCGTGTTGGCGGAGAAGTCGAAGGGGAAGTCAGAGACATAGCCACGGAAAACAAACCAGGTGCGGCTGTCCGGCAGCGTCAGTCCATCCACTGCGCCCGCCGCCCCCTGCGCGGCTGCCGTCGGTGATGCAGTGCCGTCAGACCAGCCCACGGCGAACGTCAGCTCTTCGTGGTCGTCAGAGTTTGCCAGGTTGTGCAGCATGATGTGGCTGGCGTTTTCCATTCAGGCCCACCGTGGCCTGTCCGGGCGTACGCAGGCCGACCTTATAGGTGCGGCTGTTCCGCTCAGAAAGACAGGTGTCTTCAATCTGATCCGCCGGGTTGCCGCCCGGTGAAAAACTGGTGATACATTCGATTTCACTTACCGCGCCCTGGGCGAGCACAAAAAACTGAGTGCCTTGCGTCAGTACAGACATGGGTTTCTCCGTGCATAAAAAAACCGGCACAGGGCCGGTGTTATAGGGTTATCGCTTCACTATCCAGTCGACATCGAAGGAGTAGCGGTAGCGCCTGGTTTCGGGGTCTCTTTCCTGTCCGCCCCAGCGCGTGATATGCGCGTGCGGCTCAATGGCATCCCGCAGCGCAGTGGCCACGGCAATCACTTCATCCGGGGTATCTGCCCAGGCATCAACCTGTAGCGCCCAGGTATCCGCATCCGGGCGCTGGCCGAGATAGTTCTCCGGCGCCCCGCTCACGTTCTGCCAGACGACATAGGGGTAAATGACGTTATCGTCCTGCTGCCCGAACGGGTAAAGCCGCACCGGCGAATCGCCAATCAACGCCCTTACCGCCGGACTGGATGCACAGACGGAAAACAGGGGTGCAATCACGATCCGCCTCCGTTTCGCCGCGCACGCCGCAGCGCCCGGTCGATGCTTTTTTCATATTCGGTGGTGAACGTGGCAATCACCTCCTGCATGCGTGATGTTGCCGCCGCACGTACCAGGGGCTTTGGCGACATTTTTTCGGTACCAAACTCCAGCAGACGCCAGTGCGGGGTGGGTGCATCGGCGGCAAGGCTGGGATTCTTTTTAAGCTTCGCACCCTGCAGGATGCCTATTCTGAATCCGGGATTACCGGTCTGTTTAAACAGCCTCCCGTTCCAGCGCAGTGCCGCGTTATCCGCAATGCTTCGGGCCGTTTGCGGGTCGTCAAGACGCATGGCGTTGGCCTTAATCTGATTCACAATAACGTTACCGGCCTTGCGCAGTGCTGCGCGCCCGCCTTTTCGCTTCAGGTCGTAATTCACCTCGTTGAGTTTCTGCTTCAGCGACTCAATACCGGTGATCTGAACTTCAATACCGTCAGCCATCGTTTACCCCCCTTGAACATGGCAGGGTCAGATACTCCCGGCCGCTTTTGTCATCTTCCAGCACGCCGGTAATGTCGTAGATCCGCCCGCGATGTACAATGCG